GTTCTCGTCGCACAGAAAACCCCTCCACCGCCACCACTTAATAAAGTTTATGGGGCTGGAGATAATGTATATGGGGTATTAGACAATCAAGCATCTACACAAAATTTTGTTAAAATTGGAACAGATTCAACATGGGTGAGTTCATCATCCGGAGGATCCCATACTATATTGTTGAAAAACGATGGAACACTTTGGGCTTGGGGACAAAATACTTATGGGCAATTAGGAACTAATAATACAACTGATTATTCATCTCCTGTTCAAATAGGATCACTTACAAACTGGAGTAAAATATACTGTGGAATAGAATCATCATTTGCAATAAAAACAGACGGAACACTTTGGGTTTGGGGGATTAATAATATAGGCCAATTAGGAGTTGGGAATACAACAACTTATTCATCACCAGTACAAGTTGGTGCACTTACAAATTGGAATGATATGTTTTGTGCAGGACTTGTGACTCGTGCAATAAAAACTGACGGAACACTTTGGGCTTGGGGGTATAATGTTCTTGGCGCTATAGGAGATGGTACTACGATAAACAGGTCATCGCCAGTTCAAATTGGATCATTAACTAATTGGAGTAAAATTGGAGGTGCTAATTTTCATACTATTGCTGTGAAAACTGACGGAACACTTTGGGCTTGGGGTCGCAATAATGCAGGCCAATTAGGTCTTGGTAATTTAACAAATTATTCATCACCGGTTCAAGTAGGATCACTTACGAATTGGAAAACTTTGTCAAATAATCATACGAATCAGGCAGTTTCACTTGCAATAAAAACAGATGGAACACTTTGGGCTTGGGGTGACAACTCAACCTATATGTACGGAAGTGGAAACGGAAATAGTTATTCATCACCCATCCAAATCGGTTCTTCAACAGACTGGAGTAAAATTACCTACAATGAATACTATGTACATGCAATAAAAACTGACGGAACGCTTTGGGGTTGGGGATATGCTACTACTTATTTAGGTGATTTAATTATCAGAAATTCAAATAATGTATCATCACCAATACAAATTGGTACGGAAACTACATGGCAATCTATTTCACATATGAATTATGGTACTGTTGCATTAAAAGATGGTTATGTGTATACTATGGGACATGAGAGTTCTATACCTCAAACAATTTTGGGTAGACAACTGTACTATTCATCTCCAATACAAGTTTCTAGTTTGTCCGATATATCATCTGTTAAAAATTCAAGATCGGTTACTTCGTTTGCGGGTTTAATAAAAACAGACGGAACACTTTGGACTTGGGGATATAATGCATTTGGTCAGTTGGGAACGAATAATATAATATCATATGATTCTCCTGCTCAAGTTGGTGCACTTACAGACTGGAAAGAACTTAGTATTGGTCACGATCACTGTTGTTCGGTAAAAACAGACGGAACACTTTGGACTTGGGGATATAATGTATATGGTCAGTTGGGAGTTGGGAATACAACTGATTATTCATCACCAGTACAAGTTGGTGCACTTACAAATTGGAAAACAGTTTCGTGTGGATATTGGTACACCATGGCGGTAAAAACAGATGGAACGCTTTGGGGTTGGGGCTTTAATAATAGTGGAAGAATTGGAACGAGTAATATAACAAATTATTCATCGCCTGTTCAAATTGGATTATTAACTAATTGGTCGATGGTATCTTGCGGTGCGAGTCATACTATGGCCATAAAAACTGACGGAACACTTTGGGCTTGGGGTATAAATGGATCTGGACAATTAGGGGATGGGACTCGAACTGTTAGGTCATCACCTGTTCAAATCGGTGCATTAACTGATTGGGCTATGGTATCTGCTGGTTATAGTCATACTATGGCAATAAAAACAAATGGTACACTTTGGTCTTGGGGTATAAATCAAAATGGACAATTAGGAGTTGGATCAGTAATTCAACCTAGATCTTCACCAACACAAATTGGAGTATTAACTAATTGGAAAAGTGTTTCTGCTGGAAATCTTAGTACCGTTGCTGTGAAAACCGATGGAACACTTTGGGCTTGGGGATGGAATGGGCGAGGACAGTTGGGATTGGGAAATACAACACAGTATTCATCTCCCGTACAAGTTGGTTCACTAACAAATTGGGCATCTGGATCAATGGGTAGAACTGACTCTTTGTATATTACACAATAAATTTTGAAATTTCATAAAAATTTTGTATATTATAGATGTGTTTAATAAAAAAGGTTTTTTTATGTTGGAAACTGATAAAATCCATCCACTTGATATTGCACTTCAATATAATATAAATGGATTTCCTGATTTAGGTGAGGATATATTAAGAAATCAACCTCAGGATGATTTGAGGGTTCTTTTTAATTTAGGATGGCATGAAATGCGTCATGGAAATCTTAAAAAAGGATTTGAATATCTAAATTACGGTAGATATATCAATGTATTTGGTCTTCCACCTATTTCCGGAAAAATATGGAAAGATGAACCACTTGAAAACAAAACACTACTTTTCAGATGTGAAGGCGGGTATGGAGATCAAATAGCAAATTTTCGTTTTGCTAAAACATTTCAAGAAATGGGTGCTAAAGTTCTTATTGCATGTTCATCAGATTTGAAGGAACTATTTTCTCGTCACGGATTTATTTGTATAAACAATGAAGTTGTTGAATATACACATTATGATTATTGGGTTCCTGCGATGTCTGCTGCTTATGTTCTTAATATGGAATATGATAATTTGAATGGATCCAAATATATCTTCTCAGCCAATCCAAAAAAACTATTTTCAAAATCGAATAATTTGAAAGTTGGCATTCGATGGAGTGGTAATCCCGAATTTGAAGATGAACAACATAGGAGATTTCCACCAGAATTGATGATAAATTTATACGATATTCCCAACACAACATTTTATTCTTTACAACGGGATGAAAATTGTGTAGATGGTTTGCCATTTAGTGATATGAGGCATCAAATGAAAACTTGGGAAGAAACCGTTGATATTATTGCAGGGTTGGATTTAATAATAACATCTTGTACTTCTATTGCACATTTATCTGGAGCAATGGGTAAACCAACTTGGATAGTTACACCTATTATGCCGTATTATACATGGGCTGTTTCCGGACATACATCAAAATGGTATAATTCTGTAAAATTATTTCGTCAAGAAAAATATGGAGAGTGGAAATCACCATTCATAAAAATTAGAGAAGAACTCACCAAATTGTCAGAAGAACATACTAAACAATTTGTTTAACATATTTATAGATAGTATATTGTTTTTAACAAAAAGAGTTTATACATGAAATATGTGTTAGTAGAAAATGGAAGTATTGTTGGGAACCCAAGAGAACTTCCAAGAAATTGGGCAAATATATCGAATTTTTATTTGTTTGACAACCAAACATTGAAAGAATATGGTTGGTATCCGTACAGATTTGTGGAAGCTAACATAAATTCAAATCAATTTTACGATGGTAGTGATTTTGTGATTGACGAAAATGAAGTAGTAGAATATCAAAAAGTTCGTAACAAAACTCAACAAGAAATACAAGATGAAATAAATGATAAATGGTCTGAAATTCGTTATAGCAGAAATGAGTTATTGATTGAATGTGATTGGACTCAATTATCTGATAGTCCATTATCCGAACAAAAACAACAAGAATGGCAAACATATCGCCAGGAATTAAGAGACATGACTTTACAAACAAATCCATTTAGTATAATTTGGCCATCTAAACCACAATAAAATATGAACAACAAAATTCTTAAATTGATAAAAGAAATGAACCTTGCTATATTCAATGAAAACGAATTAGTGGATAAGGACATTGTTGTTCTGTATCCTGGCAAATTTCAACCGATGGCAATTTATCATCGTGAAGAATATGAAAGAATTTGCCGTAAGTTTGATAAAGACAATGTAATTATTGTTACAAACGATACTACAGATCCAATAGAAAAACCATTAACATATGATGAAAAGTTTGCAATAATGCGTCGTCATAATGTTAAACATATTCAAAAGTCAAATACACCATTTCATGCAACAAATGTCATTGAACAATTTGATGGTGATGCTACGGTTGTAATTTATGCGATAGATAAAGATGATGTATCTAAATTAAAAGATTACAAAAAATTGATGCGATGGAATGGAACAAGTCAGTTGCCATATAAAGACA